GTCTGAAAAGTCGGGAAGTAAGCTGCAACCCGCAAATCGACAGCAGCGTCATGGCAGCAGGTTTGCCATGGAACTCGAGAGTGAAAGATTCAATGTGAACCGGGTGCTGGACTCCATTGATCGAAATGAAGCTATAGCAACGCAGGATGCGTATAATCGCGCATCACGGTGGCAGGTTCGCATGGCAGTAGGGGGTGCTGTGGATTACCGGACCCCGTTCTATGCAACGCATAGTGATAGGGGTCTTATATACCCTAAGCGCTCCGACATTGTGTCAATCCTAGACGCTAAAATTCTGGCAACCCCGATGGACGACTCTTACTTGTATAGTGTTTTACTAGGCGTCGAAAACGACCAGAAGAAGGATATTGGACCCATATCCATGTTCCTTCCATGGGCGGAGGATGGCCCAGATAAGGCTAGGAAAGTCTACGATGACAAGGGGTTCGGCGTAGCTTTCAACAAGGCGGCTTGGGAGAAGGCTCTTGATAGAGTTCAATCCCTAGTCCCGACACAGTCACAGGGTGTCATGTCTGTAGAGGACGCAGTCGGAAGTATATCATCGAAGGGAGACGAGAATACCGATGACATGCCGTCCGGTCTCGACACATCGACGAACTCAGGCTCGCCGTATTTCATCACACCGTGGCGTCCAACTGAGGAGATGAAAGAAGCAAAGGCCAGGGAAGTCCGTGAAGCGTATGAGTTTTACGTGGTCCGGGCGAAGTCGATGATCCAAGAATTGCGCTCAGGTACTGGAGTGTACCCAACCCAGTACGCGATCGCGTCGCAACGATTGGTTCAGAAAGGTCCTGAACCGTACAACCCAAAGTCGAAACGCTTAGTCATAGCGTTCCCGAAGTATGAAGCTATACTTTGGAAAACTTTCACCCCACCACTGATGGAAACACTCAGAAAGGTAAGGTCATCGAATGGCGTGGAAATTATGTGTGCATGGCAAGATTTGCGTTTTATTGACGAGCGAATGCAAACATTCCTCAGTCATGCTGAGAGCGCTGGAAGGACAGTACTCTCTGGAGACGTCTCCAACTTTGACGCAACCCTGCCTCCCACTGCTATTTTGGATGTGGGTAGTGTCGCTGCAACGTGGGTACGTGGATACGGCAAGCTAATCGATAAGCTTGTTGACGCTATGGTGTTTGGCACGGGGCTTATCACGCCAGATAAGTATTATCAACCTGGGCCATCATCTCTCAAGTCGGGTTCGGGTGGAACGAACCTACTCGGTTCCTTGCTTAACCTAGCCATTCAGTACTATGGCGAAGAAGCGGGACTGTACCATCTCGATGGAGTCTGTGTCTTAGGAGACGACTTTATTCTTGATGGGGAGGGTGTATCACCAGACGCCACGTCAGAGACGTTCAAGCATTTCAACATGGAATCACACCCTGAAAAGCAATTCTACCGTCCTAAATGCTTGCACTATTTGCAACGGCTCCATTACGTTGGTAGGCCTGGCGGAATGTCAAGCGTTTATAGGACTCTCGGTCACGCTTTGGGTCTTGAGCGTTTAGACGCGAAGACCGGGATTTGGAATAGATATGCTTATATACTGCGCGCTCTCGGACAGCTCCAGAATTGTGTGTTTAACCCATACTTTTCCGCGCTTATTGACACGCTCAAAGAAGGCGATAGCTATAAGCTGGGTGAGGAATTTACTAACCCAATGGATCTAGTATCGCAGGCTGGTCCCCTGGGAGAACAGATACTGAGGGAAGACATCAACGCACCTTGGAAACGGTCTGGTGGAAACACCTCCTTTAGAAACTGGGCTGTAAACGGGGTCGTCAGGGGTGAGACTCTTCCTCCTCCTGGCGCACAACTTTTTGAACGGGTTTACGGT